CGAACGCTAAGGTCTCTGAGGAGAACGCTAAGGCTTCTGAAGGTAAGGCTAAGGCTAACGCAGATAGAGTAGAAGAGATTGCAGGGGTTGTTGTCCCTGTTGCTGATGAGATCCGTATCGTAGCTGAAAACATTGACCATGTAGTTACTGATTCTAGAAACATCAATAACATTAACATCGTTGGTAATGACCTTGAGGGTTACCTTAGTGTCTCCATCTTTGAGGACTATGGTGATCTAGGTAATACTGGGGGTGCCCTTCCTATTATTGCTGGCGGTAACATCAAGAATGTGTCAGACAACATTACTGAAGTTAGGCAGGTAGGCTCTAACATTGAAGATGTTAAGAAGGTTGCTACGGAAATCAACAAGATTCCTGAAACACTCACCACCATGGAGGGCCTAAAGGCAGACTCAATTTCTGCTAGAGATCTTGCTAAGGATTGGGCTAACAAGACTACGGGTACTGTGGATGGCTCTGAATACTCTTCTAAGTATTATGCTAATAAGGCTAAGGAAAGCGCTACTGAAGGTGCTACCACCCTTAATGAAATCACGACCGAGGGTGCTAAACAAGTAAAATCCATCACAGATACCGCTTCTACTGAGCTTGGTAAAATCGCTAGTGAAGGGGGAAAGCAGGTTGGTCTTGTGAGTGCTCAGGGTACTACCAGTGTTAATGCTGTGAAGGCTCAACAGACGACTAGCGTTAATGCAGTTACTGCTGAGGGCACTAAGCAAGTTGGTAGTGTCACCACTGAAGGCACCAAGCAGGTTAACTTAGCTAAAGCTCAGGCTACCATCGCTACACAGCAGGCAACCCTTGCTACGACGAAGGCTAGCGAGGCTGAGGATAGTGCTACTGCGGCTAACGCTGATGCCACTAAGGCTAAGGATAGTGCCACTAATGCAGTTAATAGTGCAAGCACCTCTACTGCTCAGGCTACTGCGGCTAGCAATAGTGCTAAGGCGGCTAAGCTCTCTGAGGATAATGCGGCTCTGTCTAAGACTGCAGCGGGTACCTCTGAGACTAACGCTAAGGCTTCTGAAGTTGAAGCCAAGAAACAAGCTGATCTCGCTAAGGGTTATGCCAACCAAGCCGCTAGTGGCCAGATTAACTCTGACTGGGCTGAGACTAACAGTACGTCTAAGGCGTTTATCAAGAACAAGCCTACACTCGGTGCTCTTGCATCTAAGGACAGCATTGCGTATAGTGAGATCACTGGTACCCCTCCTGAGCAAGATCTTAGCGGTCTTGCTACTAAGCAAGAGCTTCAGACTGGTCTTGCCAGTAAGGCTAACACTAAGCATGCTCATACTGTAGCTGAGATTACCAACCTGAATAGCACGCTCTCTGGGTACGTCACTACTGCTACCCTTACTGCTGAGCTTGCTAAGAAGGCTAATGCAAGTCATACTCATACGACTGCTCAGATCACTGATTTGACGACGAAGTTGAATGCTAAACTTGATGTTGCTACCTTCAACGGTTATATTGATTATGGAGATTTAGGTTCTTAACATGGCTATTAAAGAACGAAAACAAATTACGGGCACTGAAGCCCAAATCAAGGGCTATGCAGGGCACAATGGTGTCCTAGCGTATGCTACGGATACCAATCATCTGCATGTTCTTAGTGGTACTGCAGGGACGACTACTAAGCTCGCTAATATGTCTGACATCCCTGCTCCTGTGGATATCTCTGGTAAAGCTGATAAGACGTATGTGAATACTGAGCTTGCTAAGAAGCAGACTAAGGGGGATTACGCTACGACTAGTGCCCTTATGTCGGGCCTTGAGGGTAAGGCTAATAGCTCCCATACACATACCTTTGCTAACGTTACGGGTCTTCAGGATGCCTTGAATACCACTAATACGAAGGTGTCCAATGCTATCCCTAAGGCAGGCAATAGGGGTGTTATAGCAGGCTATGAGCAGTGGACTAAAGCAGGCGCTACTATAACTCTCAATGTTTCTAGTGGTGATTCGTTGCAGATGGAAACTGCAGGTGTGGCGGCTACTATCAATGTGCAAGCGGGCTCTGTTGGTCAGATAGCTACTAAGATTGTTTGGGTGTCTTTGTCTAACAGCAGAATTACGCTTAATGGTGTCACAGGCTGGTTTGGAGAAGCCGCCCCGACCTTAAATAAGAGTAATGCCATGTTGCTGTTTTTCTTTCATGACGGGTATACTGAATGTAAACTTATTGGGCAATGGGATTGATTAACCATGATTAGATACACGTATAAAGATAAGAAGTACACTAGTCTGTACACTCTTCGTCAGGCTATTTGGGATAACGACCACACTATCTTTGGGGATCTCACTGACGAGCTTAAGACGCACTTTAGCATCACCGAAGAAGAGTACGATCCTCGTGATGAGTGGACTGATAACCAGTGGGCGGACATGATTCGTAGAAAGCGAGACGCTTTGATCTCTGGTACTGACTACTACATCCTCCCTGATTATCCTGAGATTGCTCCTGAGGCTCTTGAGGCGATTAAGGTGTACCGACAGGCACTCAGAGATATCCCTGAGCAAGCAGGGTTCCCTAGGAATGTTAAGTGGCCTGTAGTTCCTGCTTTCATGACTAGAAAGAGTAGTAAGCTAGGGTTAGCTAAGGCTAGTGGGCTAGCTGCGGGGGGGTAATACAGGAGCCAGTAAGGGTGACTGTACACATCCTTTCAGGATTTGGTATTAATATTATGGAGAAATACAATGGGGACTGAAGAGTGGGCAAAGAATGTCTTAGATATGGTTAAACATAAGATGCTAGAGAAGATGGAAGAGTTGAATAAGGAGGAGTGCTTAAATAACTCTGAGGTAGAAGCTTATAAGAATGCAGCTAAGACTATCTATTACCTTATGAGTATTGAGAAGTCTGGAGGGGTTAAGTAATGCTTAATAAAGAACTTTTATTGAGTGGAGGAAGAGTAGATGCTGAACCTCATGTAATAATGACTATAGATTATACGAGTGATAACTTTTTCATATACTGGGGTTATAACGAAGGTACCTATAGGCCGGGTGCTGTTAATAGAAAGCCTTACTGGACAAAAGGCAGTGGAAATAAGCTGACATTTAACCAATTAATTGACTTCAAAGACAATAAACCATCTTTCTACGGTACTGGCCTCAATTTCAAGGACGGCTCTTCCTATTTTACGTCAGGGGATTCTTTTAGGCTCACTAGAGCGGATACCAAAGAAGTAATCGAATTATTTACAGGGCCTTATAACACGACCACTTTTTATGCATCAAAATCAACGACCCCCTTCTTCCATGACCTAGGCCAAGGTGATTCCGTAGGCATCTTCTTTGATCCCCCTCCTGACGGTTACTTATAACTCGATTTCCTGTAGGTTTATCCTTTATACCTTCTATTAACCTGCAGCGTTCTTTTAACTAAGAAACTATGACTTTCTTTATTTAATCCTGACATTCCCTAATAAAATCCCCCTTACTAGAGAGGACGGGTGTGTGATGGAGAGTGATCTTGAGAACCTTCCCTCAAGTTCCCCATCCGCTACCCCCAGTTCCTCTTGGATCTCTAAAGAGTTTACTAACAGCTCATTCACTGGTACTGGCTTTAGCGATACTTCAGGTCGTCTAGTGTTCCTCCCTGTTCAGCCTGTAGCGGACACTACGTCTACTGCCAGCATCAATTGTTTCTTCTACTATGAAGGAACCTTTAGTGGGACTATCGGGGGCAAGGGACAGACTGAGCATACCGTAGTGTTAAACGATATTGCACCTAGTGATACCTATGTTAACCTTACAGGTGTGACTATCAATTGTGGGATTGACAATGAAGGTTATGCAGTCTATGGTTGTCCTGTAGATACCTCTAAGAGCAATGCAGTTACCTTTAGAACTGTAGATACAGACAGTGCCTCTGCGACTACCACTAGAACATTTAAGGTTGTCATTAGCGGTACTGCATTGATCTTTAATACTAACTTTGGATTAGGATACTTATTTCCGCATGAGTAATATTCAATTTTATTGGGACGGTAATGTAGGAGTAGTTGAGTATGATGTTAGGCGTACACTTTTTACTACTAAGCCTTCAGTTCCTGATGTTTCTTTTGATACTATTGTGTACTCTGAAGACAACAAAGTAGCTAAGAAAATTCTTAATGATACCCTTAGTGACCTCACGGATGCTGAGATTGCACCTATTAAGTTGTTTGCTAATGCATCTGCTCAGGAGGTACCTTCAGGCAGCATCAGTAACCTCTTAGAGGAACACAATAATGATGCTACTGCTCATCCTGATATTAGAGTACTCCTCAGTAACCTTCATGAGTTTGCCCATAAGGTAGCCTCAGTGTGGTCTACTGAAGTACTCTTTGAGGAGTTCACTAGTGGGTCTACACTGAGCTGGCCTTATGTCATTAACGATATTAACGATTGCACTAAGTCTGATGATACCACTGTATGGGTATCTCCTGTTTCTGAATCTTATGACGTTACTGTTAGACTGGGATTCGAGGGACTTGATGCCACAGTAGAGAATACCTTTACTGTAGAGATCCTTAATGATGGCAAGGTAGTAAAGACAGGTACCTATAGTTTCCCTGTAGGTACTATTGGCTTCCCTTCATTGGAACTACAGGCAGAAGATGTAGTAGTTCAAGAGGGTCATAAGGTATCCGTAAGACTTACTACATCTGCTAAGAGTGGTGTTATTGTCCCCTCTAGATCCTTCCTTACGGTAGACAATGCAGGCTTTGTGTTAGCTCAAAGAACTGCTGAGTACATGTATAATACTTTAGCTAACCTTATGTTCACTAGCGGTAACTCTGCTGAGCTTGCTAATGAAGGCATTGTGACCGGCAAGTGGACACCTGAAGTTGTTCAATTTAATTCTTAACATAAACAAGGAAATTATTAACTAAAGATGCCCTGAGGTATGCCATAGGTGTACCTTTGGGCATTTGGTCAAAAGACAAAAGTCTAGGCATATAATAAGGAAACTGCTATCATGAAGATTATTAAGAAAGACGGTACCGTAGAAGATTGGAATGGAGAGAAGATCAAAGAAGCTGTCTATAAGGCGGCCGCTAGAGTGAATCAATATGTGGAGCCTGATATTCTTGACAAATTGGTTGAGAAGGTTCACTCTTGTTTAATTATTGATAGAGATGTCCCAACTAAAGACCTTCATAAGGAAGTGATTCACTACTTGAGATACTTTGGCTTAGACGATATCGCCAACTCATATCAAGAATATAGAGACTATAAGAATACTTATGCTAAATCATTTGAGAAAGTTAAAGATGAAGCTGATAACGTGCTTCTTCTTGGGGACAGAGAGAATGCTAACTTCGATAGCTCTCTGGTGTCAACAAAAGGCTCGCTCATTAAGGGATACCTTACAAAAGAGCTCTATCGACAATTCTATCTTAGCAAGGAAGAAAAAGATTTAACTAAGCGAGGGGATATCTACATTCATGATATGCGAGATATGCTTATGGGTTCTGTCAACTGCTGCCTGTTTGATATTGGGAATGTACTTAGGGGTGGCTTTAGTATGTCCAATGTTGACTACACGGAACCTACGAGTGTCTTAAGTGCTCTTCAGGTAATTGGAGATATCACCTTAGTTGCCACAGCTCAACAGTTTGGCGGATTCTCGCTAAGTCAGCTTGATATGGTTCTTCTTCCATATTGTGAAAAGACTTTGAAGAAAGCCTATAAGCATGCAAAACATTGCTTCCCTGATTCTGATCCTTCTAGCTGGGATCTCTATGCTAGACGTGTACTTAAGGATGAACTTAAGCAGGGCTTCCAGTCTCTTGAGTTGAAGCTTAATACTGTCCCTTGCTCACGAGGAGACTTTGCATTCACTACTATTTCCTTTGGTTGCTGGAATGCTCCTCAATGGCTTGGTCGTTACTTGAATGATACAGACCTTTGGATTCTTAAGGAAATCTGCAGTGCTATCCTTAATACCCGTATGAATGGGCATGGGGAGAATCATAAACCTGTAGTGTTCCCTAAGCTTGTCTACTTGTATGTAGAAGATTCTGTACGTTTCATTAAGGAAGCTCATGAGATCTTTGATTTAGCCATTAAGTGCTCCAGTAAGTGCATGTATCCTGATTTCCTTAGTTTGACTGGGGATTGGGTTAACAATGCTGTAGCTAAGCAGTATCTAAAGAATGGGCAAGTAGTGACCCCGATGGGCTGCAGAGCTTATCTCAGTCCTTGGAAGGATCCTGAGACTAACCAATGGATCACTAATGGTCGATGTAACATTGGGGCGGTGTCTCTTAATCTTCCCCTTATTTTGGCTTATTCTCAAAAGAATAATGTAGATTTCTTCAGTGTTGTTGATGCACGACTTGAGACTATCCGTAATTTCTTTAAGAAACGCTATGCTCTCATTAGACACACTAAGGCATGCACCAATCCTATGGCATTCATGCAAGGAGGTTTCTATAAGGGGAATCTTAAGGCAGACGATGAGATTGGTGATTTGGTAAACTACATGACTGCTTCCTTTGGTGTCACTGCACTGAATGAACTTAATATTCTTGGTTCAGGTAAGACACTCTATCAGGATCCTTGGTTTGCCCGAACTGTACTTAAGCATATTAACGATAAGGTAGAGCAGTTCAAGAAAGAAGATGGATACCTTTATGCTGTCTATGGTACCCCTGCAGAGAACCTTTGTGGGGTTCAAGCTAAACAATATGCTGACTATACAGGTGACCATCAGTTTGGAGAATACTTCACTAACAGCTTCCATATGCATGTCAATGAAAACATCACTCCCTTCGAGAAACAAGATGCTGAATATGAGATGTTTCATTTGTGCAACGGAGGCCACATTGTCTATAATCGAGTGACTAACCCTGAGAACCTTCAGGCACTTAAGGCACTGATCCTCCGTGGGATGGATAAAGGGTTCTATCAGGGTATTAACTTTGATAGTGCCTATTGTGAGAACTGCGGTGAGCATTCAACTAATGTCATGATTAAGTGTCCCCATTGTGGATCTACTAACCTGTCTGTCATTAGTCGTGTTTGCGGATACTTGGGGTACACCAAAGCTAACGGAAGTACTCGTATGAACGATGCTAAGTTAGCTGAAATTAAAGACCGAGTGTCAATGTAACTATGAACTACGCTAAGATAGATACCTGTAGTATGACCAATGGTGATGGCATAGGAGTAGACCTGTTTGTCTCAGGTTGCTCCTTATGCTGCCGTGGGTGCTTCAACAAGAAAGCTCAGGATCCCCAATATGGTCAAGAGTTCACTGAAGATACTATGGACACCCTTCTAGATGCTCTTAAATCGCCCTATATTGAACGATTGAGTATCTTAGGTGGTGACCCCTTAGAACCCTATAACAAACACGCTGTAGAGCAAATCCTGAAGCGTGTGAGGGGTGTCTATAACGACACTAAGAGAATCTGGTTATGGACAGGACGTACCTATGAGGATATCAAAGATGAACCTCTCTTGGATTATGTTGATGTCCTCATTGATGGTAAATTTGAATTAGATAAAAAGGAAAAACATGATTACCACGGCTCTAGCAATCAGCGAGTCTTTAGAATATTCCACAGAGTCTCTTGCGGACACGATGCAGAGATTGTTCGACAAGGTTCACCCTTCAGGGACTAGTGGCAGACTTTATACTGATCTTATTAGAGAGGAGTTTGAGGAGTGGCTGCAGGAAGAATCTGGTACCCCTGAGGACTTCAAAGAGATTTGTGACCTTATCTGGGTATGCATTATGTATACTATCGAACATAAGTATCCTCTTGAGTTAGGCATGAAGGCTCTAGGGGAGGAGTTCGTTAGCAAGATGATTGATGACAACGGTAACCTCTGTCCTACCTATAGAGCTGATGGTAAGATGCTTAAGGGAAAGCATTTCCACAAAGCAGACTTTAGGAAGCTCTTAGGTGTAGCTTCATGAGATTTCTAGATATAGGATCTACAGTTGAAGATGGGGGATCCAGAGTAAAGGATATTATTAGTATGTCTCCCCCTATAGCTGTCACAGGGGTTACATTTTTAGGGGTAGCCCTTAGTGACTGGGTTTACATAGGTACCATTGTGTACACTATAGTAGGCATTATAACAATGATAAAGAAGCACTGGGTAAGCCCATACCTAGCTGCTAGGAGAGTGAGAATCAATGAAGAACAAAGAACCATTAGACAGAGAGAGCTTGCTGAGCTTGATTCAGGACAACATGTTGGAGAACATGCTGAACGATCTTAAAGACCCAGAGAAACGTAACCCTCAGCTATACAATGCAATTATCAAGGAGCTGCAGAGAAATGGCATCAATTGTGTCCCTAAAGCCGGTGAAGATGGAGACAATGCATTAGCATCCTTACTGAAGGCTACTAAGGAGAACTTTGAGTTAGACTATGGAGCTAATGGCCTTGTCAACTAAAGCTTTGTTTCCATACTTTAATAGTTTTCCATTGTTCTGCAGCTTAGTATGGCAGACTATTGGGTTGCCACAGACTACTCCTATTCAGGTAGATATTGCTAAGACACTACAGCATCCCCCTAATGATAGATTCATTCTTATGGGGTTCCGAGGGGTAGCTAAGAGTTTCATTACTTGTGCTTATGTAGTATGGTGCCTATGGAAGAATCCTCAGCTTAAGATTATGGTTGTCTCAGCTAACAAAGAAAGAGCTGATGCAAACGCTACCTTTATTAAGAAGATCATTAATGAACTGCCATTCTTAGAGCACCTAAAGGCACGAGAGGGGCAACGGGATACTCAGAATCTCTTTGACGTTGGCCCGAGTAAACCCGATCATAGCCCCTCAGTTAAATCCGTAGGTATCAAAGGACAGCTTACAGGTTCTCGTGCAGATATCATTGTTAGTGATGACGTAGAGGTACCGAGCAACAGTTTCACTCAGGTATTGAGAGATCAGCTATTTGAGTTGGTGAAGGAGTTTGACGCTGTTATCAAACCTAATGGCACCATCATTTACCTTGGTACCCCTCAGAATGAAATGTCTCTCTATAATGAACTTCAGGAAAGAGGGTACACTGCTATTATCTACCCTGCAAGATATCCTTATGATGAGACCCAGAGAGCTAACTATGGTACACGTCTAGCTAAGTTCATTGCGAACAAGTATGACAGTGATCCTGAGAAGTACGCAGGTAAACCTACAGATCCCCTTAGATTCAATGAAGAGGATCTACAGAAACGAGAGCTGTCCTATAGAAGAGCGGGGTTCCTGCTGCAGTTCATGCTAGACACTAGCTTATCTGATGCTGATAAGTACCCATTGAGACTTAGAGATCTCATTGTAGGCACCTTCAGTACAGATGAAGCACCTATGAAGCTTACATGGATGCCTGATCCTGCTCGTAAGGTCTCCCTTCAGGAGATCCCAAAGGTAATGGGACTAAAGGGAGATGCCTATTATATGTGCCACACAGCTTCCCCAGAGATGGAGAAGTATACCTATAAGATGATGTGCGTTGATCCGTCTGGCAGGGGGCGCGATGAGACGGGATATTGTGTACTATACTATCTTAATGGTTACATATACGTGATGGAAGCAGGAGGTCTCCTAGGGGGGTACTCTGATGTAGTCCTAAATAAACTAGCGAACACTGCTAAGAAATGGAAGGTTAATGAGGTAGTCATTGAAGGTAACTTTGGTGATGGCATGTACCTCAAGCTCTTTGAGCCTGTCCTTAGGAAGGTCTATAAGGAATGCGGTACTAAAGAAGTTAAGTCAACAGGACAGAAAGAAGTACGCATCATAGATACCCTAGAGCCTGTCCTAGGTAACCATAAGATGATAGTTACCCCTGAGTGCATCAACAGGGATATCGATAGTGTCCCTGAAGGTGACTACAAGTATGCACTATTCTATCAGATGACTAGGATTACCTCAGACAGAGGATCACTAGTTCACGATGATAGATTGGATGCCTTAGCTATAGGTGTCAAGTATTTAGTAGATTTCATGGGAATTGATGCTGATGAAGGAATAAATGAAGTAACTTCAGAATGGCTAGAGGAATCTTTGGAAGCCTTTCATGGGTTTATTACAAGAAAAATAGGAATAAATACAATTACAGAAAATGTAAGAGAATCATATACTTCCAAGGGATTCAATAAATACAAATATTCAGAGGGATACAAGTTTACAAGATAAAATCATCCCTATAAGGGTGAAGTGACTACTCCGAATAAAATCTCCACTCCCAGAAGGGGCTAGAAAAAGGTATATATAAGATATCTACCTGACCCCCTCCTGACAAAAAATAAGAAAATAATGATTAAAAAAAAAATAATGGGGTTACCTATAGACCCTTTGAGATATTCTAAAGGGGCTCATAAAAACTTACTTTAGATTTTTCTTTATGTTCCCTTTTAGTTAACTCAAAGTATCCATATGAGACCATTGAGTACTAAACTAGTAGTAGCTATCAAGATCATCATTATTATTGTCCTTTTAGTGGTTTCCTTATTGAATGGTGATGTAGCAACAGTTGATGCACTACTTAGAGCTGCTGTAGGTGGATTACTATAGCCCCTTTAAGGGGTGCCTATAGTTAGCCTATAGACCATTTAAGGTGTACCTTAAGTTAACCCTTAGGGTACGCCTCCTTATGTTAGCTTGCTATCTCTTGACGATAACTTGTGGTTGACTCTAGGGTAACTTAAGTGTAACAACAGGGTAACTTGTGG